ATATCCGGTGCCTGCAGTTGTAACATTGATAGATGTTACTATTAGACCATCGCCTACAAGATCATGCTTCATCTCTTCGATGAATTTATTTTTGATGTTTCTGTTAAATATTCCGGCCATAATTTATATTACCCGCTTGATGAGATTATAACGCCTCGAGCATTATAAGTTGTAGTTGCTTCAACAAGTATATTTTGATCAAACTTATTTGTATCTATTATCAAAGGTTTACCAAACATCTTGTTTCCGACTGGGTGAGTTAATTTTTTTATTATGTCAATGTATTTATCTAATGATTTTTCTACTTGAATCTCATAAGAAAATTCTTGATAGTAATCGCTATCAGTTATATATTTATCCGAATTTAAGAATCCGCTAGAATCTAACCATCCGCCTTCTTCTTTAGCAACACCATCAACTATCATAGAAAGAACGACAGTAGATTGATTGTTAGCTTTATTGATGAATAACAATTCTTCATTAGGAGTATTAAAGGTATATCCAGAAGATAATAATGCGACTTGTGCTATAACGCCATTACCTGAAGCAAGCTCTCCACTTATGACAGCATTATTGCCCCATAAATTGCCCGCTGAATCTATTATATTATAGCCCCATATCCTCTTTTCAAATACTGTGGGTTGGACTGACCCGTTATAATTATGATCACCCGATGTGACAGCTGATAATGATTTTATAGTTCCTATCTCCAACGTAGTATCAGCAAGACAGTTACCTAGGACAGAATCGATAGTCCCGACATTGAGATTCGCGCTAAATTGGGTATTTGCTTGGAGATAATGCCCGTTTGCTTCTACGCCACTAACCTGTACAGGAGTAAGCGTGATCCTTGATCCGCCTATAGTCGTCGAGAGAGCGACCACAGTATCATTCGAATGCTGTACGTAATATAGAGTATTGTTAGCAAGACCTGTTATTGCTGTATTTCCTGCAAGAGCTGTGTATACTACACTCCTGCCGTATTGAAATGTGTTAGCATTAGCGACTGTTATCGTGCTGTTTGCATCTGTAGATAATCCTGTGCTTTCGCCACCTGTGACAGCACTATTAGCATTGAACTGTGTGTTAGCAGGAGCGATGATAGTGTTTGCTTCTGGATCAATCAGATTGGTGTTGTATGTAAATATTGAAGTATTAGATAAAGAACCTACTTTAAAGCTCGCTCCCGTTCCTGTAGAAGCAAATTTACGAACTACGGTGACTGGAGTATCTAACGCATATCCGTATCCGCCATTTATTATCTTAAAATTGATGTATCCTATAGCAGATTCAGGATCTACTATCGTCTTTACTTCAAATTGTAATTCAGATCCTGATGTGCTTTCTGTAAATAATATATCTCCGGCTGCATGATTTTCATCTGAGGATGTTACAACTGCGCCAACAACAGAACCTCGAATCAAGGTTGCTTGTCTGATATCTAGTCCGTCATACATCAGATATTCGCCCGGAACGAATGAACTTCCGCTAGGACCGGGTATTATATCAGTAAGATAAAAAATATGTGCAAATCCATAATCATTATTAATTGTAGATATTGATAACACATAAGCACGAGCACCCGAAGTTGTTCCTCGCACTAATTTATTATCATATGTATGATTTAATTCTCTCTCTTCTACTTCGACATATTCTTTTCTCGACCATTTCCCGCCAGATAGAACGAGAACATCATCTTGCGGGATGAATACTTGTATCTCAATATTATAAAGGAGCCTAAATAATAGCTTCAATCCTTCTATAGAACCTTTAGATCTATATACGCTCAATATATGTTTTTCTAAAAGAGCTTTATCAGAAAGGACGCTTTTAGGAATTCCGTTCATATATTTCGACAAGAAAAAATCTATATATTCTTCGCTAACAGAATCGATATCTGAAGTCTCAATCAGATTTCTAGATTTTTTTATAGGACCTTGCTCATCCATCCATTCATAATAAGCAGATATAAACTGCAGGAAGTTATCACCCTCTTCTCTATAGAAGTCAGGAAACTGATTCTTTACTAACGGTGCGATGTTTTTTAGATCTGTTATCATTATTGTCTATATGTGCTTACAGCTATACCGATTTCTTCATAGTCTATCTTGAGATATTTGCTCTCTTGTACCACGATATCATCATTTATTATTTTACCAAAGATCTTGATATTAGCGTCATAATCATAAGGATTGATATCGAAAGATACCTCACCCGTATCATAGTTGACAGTTCCTATATTGGATTCTAATATCTGTTGAACTATCGTGACAATTTTAGTTATAGAATCTTCTCTTCTTTCAGTATAATATAATCTAATGAATCCGTTGCCATCATCGCTTAGCGTGACCTGACCTTGAGATGTTGACGCATTATAATAAACGCCATCTTTAAAATAATCAAATGATGTGCTTCGAACAGCTTCAGTTTCATTAATAATATAAGGAGCACGTAAAGGCCTTGCTAAAGGATTTGAGAAAGAAAAGGCAATTCTCTGTTTGATGCCTTTTGTAGGGACGATAGTGTATATTGCTCGAAGCGTTGTTTGATTGCTGACTATCGATGCATCTGCAGAATCAATCATAGAAGATAATTTAGATTTGCGAAGATCATTTCCAAAATCATTCAGATATGTAGCTTCATATGATTTTATCTGATTTAAGACGTCTGATTTAAGCTGTTGTGTGCTTTTAGTAGTCAATGAAGGATTGTAGCTAACAATCGATTGTATCTCAATATACATGTATTCAGGATCTTTGATCACAGGTTCTGTCGTGATGCTTTTTGTTTTTAAGTAGGCGACGATTTCTGTTTTAAGCTCTGCAGATACGACAGGAAAATCGCCATAAGGAATCATGCTGATGATGACTCTGCCATACTGTGGAGGAATTGCATTCTCTCCGCCATATACATTTACTGTCTTGATCTGCGGATATTTCTCGATGATCAGCGTTGTATAATCTTCTTTTGTGACTGCTCTATTTTGAGCAGCAAAATGCCTAGGGGCATTGAGCTTCATGGATTCTATAGTTTCTCTTTCTGACCCATCTGCAGAAGAAATATTAGTTGTTGCTGTGACAGAATAAGTAGAGCTATCTCCTACCTTGCCGCTAGTCGAAAAGTTTACAACTTTATTACCCAGTATGCCATTAGTTGATCTGTATTTTACTTTTACTATGTTTCCGTTTGCTAATAATTTGCCAGAAATTCCATCGCCAAAAACAATCTCATATTGATCATTATTATATCCTTGGATAAAATATACTTCTGAATTTGAAGTTAGACCATATAAAGTATCGGCTTTCGTGTATATAGAATTCGATGAATCTGATGAAGAATTGATCACAGTAACTCTGATGCTATTAGTATCGATGTTTGATGAGCTAAGAGTATATCGTGCTGTTCCATCAACATTGAAGAATTCTTGTACTATCTTGCCTTCATAAACATACACAGGATCGCTTACATATCCTACATCTGTTCTATTGATTGTGATATTTTCATTTGTTGTGAAATCCATATTGATCCCGTCAACCACTGATCTTAAGGTATAATTTTCCGGGATCACTACATTGTCAGGAACATCACCACCTGTATTGATAGCAAAGGTAACCTTTGCTCTTGCGGATGTTCTTGATCTCGGAGTGTAGTTCAATTCTTTTGCATGAGATACGACTGAATTTCTTAGCTGCGAAGAGTCTAAGAACATCTCGCTGCCTATCATGTTAAGATAGAAAGCATTCATGTATGTGTTGTAAGACAATACATCTAACAGAGAATTAAGATTAGATCCTTCAAAATCATAATCTTTAAATTGCGTCTTAGATTTCATAAAGGTCTTAAGGTTGTTTTTGATACCGTCAAAACTTAATTCTGAAACGTCTAGGAATCCTGTATTGGCCATTTATCTTACTCTTCTTAAGACGAAATCTAATGTTATCGGTGATATGTTATTAACAATCGAAAATACGATAGTGACTTCATAAGCGTTATCATCAGGAAATCCTTTTGCTGTGACGCTTATAAGTCGAGCTCTGGGTTCATAATTGTTTATGGTCTCTGCGATCTTTTCTTTTAAGATGTATTCAGTATCTTGACTTATATTCTCAAACAGCGTCTGGCGTATGCCCGATCCCAATCCTGGATTAAAGAACCTCTCATAAGGATCTGTCAATAGTAAGTTGCGAATAGATCTCTTTACCGCAACCTCATTGGCGATCAATACCAGATCCTGTTTTATAGGATGGATATCAAAATTAGTAGGTATATCTGAATAGAATATCGTGCTTGCCATCGTATATTTATAATGATGTCCGACAAGCATTTAAATACTGCGGATTGTATTTTTGGATGTCATTAGCAGTAGAAGATGCTAATGCCCATCCTTGTGTCATAGGTTTAGATCCGAATGGGGAGAAGTTTTCTCCTATCATCACAGCGCTCATTCCGAGCATCAATGGAATAGCAT